TAGGAGATGAAATGAGCTGGGAACAAATCGCAGCGGCAGCAAGCGGACCGATTGGCGCAGGGATTGGCGCCATCGGTACCGCAAGTGCCAATCAAACGAACCTGAAAATTGCTGAAGACACGCGAGCGTTCAACTCACGCGAGGCATCGATAAACCGTGACTGGCAACAAGGTATGTCAAACACGGCTTATCAACGAGCCATGCGAGACATGAAAGACGCAGGTCTTAACCCGATGCTGGCATTCTCTCAGGGTGGCGCAAGCTCCCCTGGGGGAGCCGCCGCCTCAGCATCTAATGCCGCTCCAATGCAAAACGAACTTGGAGATGTGGGGGAAGCGGTTGGAAAAACCGTAGCCTCTGCTCTGCAAACGGAGCAGTTAAAAAAAGGGCTAGAACAGCAAGACGCCTCTATTCAATTAGACAAAGCGGACACTGCTCTAAAAGAAAAGCAAACGGAAATAGCAACAGCCAACGCCCGCAGCGCTTCGGCCGATGCGGACGTAACAGAAGCCAACAAACCCGGGATGTACGAGCGCGCAAAACTCATGAAAGACAACGCCGCATGGGACAGATGGTTTAACCCAGCGGATCAATGGATGCGTCGACTCGGGGAATATTCCGGATCGATCGGCGGAGCTGTTAATAATCTCTTCAAATCTATGGGCGGAAGCAAGACAACTGCACCTCGAGACGGCAGCGGCCGTACACGTGCAGAAGTTGAAAGAGACAACTACAAAAAACGCTTAGACGCTCAAAAACCAAAAGGAAAATAACCATGATGCAAGCAAGAGCTCGTGAAAAACGTGAAACAAAATTTCGGTGCAACTATCAAGCATCCGAAGGAACTGGCGTAACTTTCGACGAGAAAGAGGGCCGGACAAAACAAAGCATGAAAGATGAGTGCGACATCAACCTCATCATGAAAAAGTTCGAAAAAACTGGGATTCTCCCAGACATGATCAAAGAAAATCCTCAATACGGAGACTTCTCCGAACCAATCGAATATCGCGAATCGCTCGAGATCGTGCGTCACGCAAAAGAGCAATTCGAAAATTTATCAGCCAAAGTACGTGCACGGTTCGACAATAACCCAGAAGCCTTCCTAGAATTCGCTACAAACCCTGCAAACGCAAAAGAGATGGTAGAGCTCGGACTAGCCACTGAACGCGTTACAGTGGACCAAGGCACCGCATTAAACGAGGCATCTATCAATAAGCTGGCAACAGCAATCGGCGAAAAAGTAAAACCAACGCCAAAAAAGGTAAAAACCGATGAGTAATCGTATTAAGGGCTTTACCGGCATTAAAGGCCTGTTCAAGGCGACACTACCTCTCACGGCACGTAATCTTCGCCGTTTAGAGAAAAAAAATAAGGGGCCGAACGTACCCGTTCGGACCCCGGCAAGCGAAGCGCGGCAGGAGCTCCCACCAGTTGCTTACTTGATGTTAACTGGTGGGACTGACACCTTTTGAAACTAAAAAGGGGTCAAAAAAAACCCCGGGGGAAAGCCCCCGGGGAACCGGAAAGTTTACTTCTCCGGACTGGAGTTTAACGCAGCGGCTAATGCAATCACCGCAGCTTCCAACTCCAAAGCGGTCTTACTCGTAGGGTTCTTACCCTTGAGATAAGTAACGCGATTAATAACAAGCCCGAGAATGATTGAGATTTGCTCGGGCGTAAGTTTAACGACTTTCATAGAACCTCCGTTTTTCCTGGATTACTCAGAACTTCGGTTTTGAGAATTATCTAGGAGGCGAAGCCCCGGGAACCGGAAGAGGTACTCCGAAAGTCCTAGAAAATTTGAGAAACTGAAGTAATGTGTATGACAAGAAAAACGAAGGAGCTACTGAATGCGTAAACGCAGCAAAATGAGCAGACGATCTTCGAAGAAACTGTTTCGAAATACAGCGTCACGGACGCACAAGAAAAATGTCTCTCCCCGCCCAATGCGCGGTGGAATTAGACTCTAAAAAATAGAAAGGACAGTAACAATGCCCTGTTACCATCCCCTCAAAGGATATCGCTCGAAAGAGCGGACATCCTCTGGAAAACGTAGCATAGTCTTTACTAAAGCCGAAGCTTACACAGACCTGGAAATCGAAATATCTTGTGGTCAATGTATCGGCTGTAGACTAGAGCGATCCAGACAATGGGCAGTTCGGTGTGTACACGAACTGCAAATGCACGAGCAATCGTGCTATCTCACACTCACATACGACGATAAAAACCTACCCCAATACGGGTCACTCAATAAAAAAGACTTCCAAGACTTCATGAAACGTCTTAGGAAACACTTCGCCGGAACTAAAATCCGCTACTTTCACTGCGGGGAATACGGCGAAAATGGCAAACGCCCTCACTACCACGCCTGTATATTTGGCGTGGACTTCTCCGACAAAGAACCAAAATTTAAAAACAATGTCGGAGATCAACTCTACACATCACCCACCTTGGAAAAGATATGGCAAAAAGGAATTACGACGATAGGAGACGTCACCTTCGCGTCTGCCGCTTATGTGGCCAGATATATTACGAAGAAAATCACCGGGCCAAAAGCAGACGAACACTACAACCTCATCGACCACGAGACGGGAGAAGTACTGGCATCACACGAGCCAGAGTATGTAACCATGTCCCGGCGCCCGGGCATTGGGATCCCGTGGTACGAAAAGTATAAAAAAGATTGCTTTCCAAGCGACTTTGTCATCGTGAATGACAAAAAAATGCGAATACCGAAGGCGTATTCGCTACTACTAGAAAAAGAAGATCCAAGATTCGCTCAACAACTCAAAGCAGAAAGGAAAGTCGCCGCTGCTGAGCACAGCGACGACCAAACACATGAACGATTAATGGTTAAGGAAGATATTCAGTACCTTAAATTAGAACAACTTAAAAGAAAGTATGAAGTAGAATGAAGATTCAAATGTACGCAGTTCTTGACACGAAGATGGGAATGTATCAGCAACCCTTCTTCCAAGCTAACAACCTTACTGCATTGCGCACGTTCCAGGACAATGTCCAAGAACCTGGCTCGCGCCTAGCAAAGCATGCAGACGATTACTGCCTATACGAAATTGGGCAATTCGACGACGAGACGGGGGAACTTCGATCGGTCGAAAACAAACCTGTACTATTAGCGCGAGCTAACGAGTATCTTAAGCAGTAACAAAAAAGGCGCTCGGGGAATTTCGTACTCGAGCGTCGTATAAAAATTCTTAAGGAAACGAACACATGAAATCAGTGATGACTCACTCTTTTTCTCAGGTGCCATCGGCACAAATTCCGCGGAGTACGTTCGACAGAACGAGCGGATACAAAACTACATTCGACTCAGGGTATTTAATTCCCTTCCTGGTAGACGAGGCTCTTCCTGGCGATACGTTCTCTGTGAACGCCACCTTATTCGCCCGTCTAGCAACACCCATCGTCCCTTTCATGGACAACCTACGAGTCGAAACCTTCTTCTTTGCCGTGCCAAACCGTTTGGTTTGGGACAACTGGCAAAAATTCAATGGCGAGCAAATCGATCCGGGCGACAGCACAGACTATCTAGTGCCACAGATGGTCTCTCCGGTCGGCGGTTATTCCGTCGGCACTCTCTCTGACTACTTCGGCCTCCCAATATTAAAAGCCGGATTTAGCCATAGCTCTCTATGGCATCGAGCCTATAACCTGATCTGGAATGAATGGTTCCGAGATCAAAACCTGCAAGACTCCGTTGTCGTCGACAGAGACGACGGACCTGACACGGTTACGGATTACACCCTTCTTCCAAGAGGAAAACGACATGACTACTTCACAAGCTGCTTACCCTGGCCTCAGAAAGGTCCTAGCGTCCCTCTCCCATTGGGGACTTCAGCACCCATTAACCGCATCGCTAATGCTAATGGTTGGAGTGTGTATGAGCATTCTAGCAATACTCTCTCAACTAACTGTGATCTCGGGTCCTCAACAATCTCCGGCACCGCTGGCTATTTGTCGTCAATTGACTCCGGACCAAATCGAAAATCCCTCGACCCAAACGGCGGGCTTATTGCCGATCTGTCCACAGCCACAGCAGCAACCATCAACTCGCTCAGGCAAGCGTTCCAATTACAAAAACTCTACGAACGAGACGCACGCGGTGGAACCCGCTACACAGAAATCATCCGTTCACACTTCGGAGTAACAAGCCCAGATGCAAGACTTCAACGACCAGAGTACCTTGGAGGTGGCTCGACTTTTGTTAATATCCATCCAATTGCTCAAACAAGTTCCACGGACGCCACCACGCCAC